GGTAAAAGCATGATACCGGATATTTATTATGTAAATAGTGAAAACGAGAAGATCGATCTGCTGAAGCCTCCATATCTTTTGCAGACGGGAACGATTATGGATTCAAAATGGGTCTATGAGAGTAAAGAAACGCGGACCGGAGGAAAAATAACTTCCATAAAGAAATCACTGGAAGAAAAAAGTCTGACACTCAGTATCATAAATTTCGGGAGAGATTCTTACGAAAGAGCGATTGACAATCTGCATGAAACATTTGAAAAAGATGCGCTGAACAAATCGCCAGGCAGACTGTATGTTGGAAATATGTATTTGGAATGTTATGTGTTCTCTTCGGAAAAATCTGAATGGGAGAGCGATGCAGAGCTGATGGATGCAAATCTTACAGTTGTGGCAGAAAATCCGATTTGGGTGGGAGAAGACAATTATACATTCCACAGCTACGGGATCAGCTCAAATAACAACAAACGATATCCGGAAAGATATGGGTATCGTTATGCAAACGGAATGTCCAGCAATTACATCATTAATCCACATTATACCGCTGCAAACTTTGAATTGATCGTATACGGTCCGGTGATTAATCCACAGGTGACGATAGAAACAAACACTTACCTGGTCAACATTGTCCTAGAAGAGGGTGAATACCTCCGGATCAACAGCCGTGACAGAACAATAACGAAAGTTCTAAGAAACGGCGAACAGGTAAATGCGTACCATAACCGGCAGAAGGGAAGAGAATTCTTCCGGAAGATCCAACCAGGACGGCAGATGATCCAGTGGACAGGGAAATTTGACTTTGATCTGATCATTTACGAGGAAAGGAGTGAACCGAAATGGAACGTGTATCAGGCACATTAGATGGAAACACGAAAAAACTGAATTCTGTCGGAAACAATATGTACACGGGACAGATGGTCGCTCCGAATTCCAAAATGGCAAGCACGACTTATCCACTCATAGTTACAGCAGTCGGAGATAATGGAGAAGTTACGGAGAAAATCCAGAGTCTTACAGTAGACGGTTCCGGGATATTTCCCTTAAGGTTCATAATGGCAAAGCCAACTGGAGAGGAACAGGGAGAACTGACAGACAGTGCGGATGTCGATATGGATGTCGGGGACACGAATGATTTTGAAATCAACATACCGGTGTCAGAATATGACACGGAACGTATGGGATATGATTGCAAAATATTTATTCCGGGGACAGAATACGGCGGGATCATAGGAGATCTGGAGTCTAACACGAGCACTGAAAAGGTTACGCTCCGGGGAAGAACCTGGAGAGGAATGCTGCAATATAAAGTAGTAGAGCCACCGGCCGGACAGGACCATCTGGTTTTGTCAGGTGAATTAAATACAGCAATCCGAACATTGATAGGAGATCGCTTCGGCGATCTCATGGTTATTCCAGAAGTGGATACAGGCATAACAATAAAAAGCTGGCAGGTAGACCGCTATGTAACATTATACGATGCACTACAGAAGTTGGTGAGTAACTACGGCTGTAGACTACAGATCCAGTACGTACAGCCGGAAGGACTGGAATATGGCTATGTAACAGTACAGGCGGTACCGATAGTAGATTATTCTGAACAGTTGGAATATAGCCAGGAAGAGGGTATATACGTAACGGTCCGGGACTGCAGGAATGGCGTCAACCATTTGGTGTGCGTCGGAGAGGGAGAAAAACAGGATCGAGTCGTGCTACACCTATACGTACAGAAAAACGGAACTATTGGAAAAAAACAGTATTACACCGGATTGAATGAGATATCTGCAGTATACGACTATTCCAGCGCAGAAGCAGACAAGCTGGAAGAAGATGGAATCAAACGACTAAAAGAACTGCAGAATTATAAAAAATGTGAAATGACGATTGATGATGCAGATCTGGAGATAGGCGATATCGTAGCCGGCTATGATGCGGTTACGAACACACAAGTGATCAAACCAATCATACAAAAGATCCTGAAGATGCAGGACGGAAATATAACTATAGACTACAACGTGAAAGGAGACGAGTAAATGGCGGGAATGAAAGGAATTACGGTCAATACAACACCGGAAGCAGAGCCGCATATATATGCAGAAGACGATGCTGCTATATACAAGGCGATATTCGGCGGTGATGGCGTATCTACGATCGGACAGGCGTGTAAAGCTACTGTATTGAGCAATAATAAAGTAAGGATAGCTGATGGCGTGCTGTGCGTAGACGGGCATATGGCAAGGATCCCATATGGAGAATATGAAGATTGCGAGATTATGAATGGACAGTCGGGAAAGAACAGAAACGATATCATCGTAGCAAAATTCGAAACCACAGGAACGGGTGGAATTGACACCATGACCTGCGAAGTGATCCAGGGAACAGCTGGAGAAACGGCGGTAGATCCGGAGCTTACGCAAGACGATATTTATGCAGGCGGTAAAGTGCGAGAGTACCCACTGTACCGGGTGAAGATTGAAGGGCTGAGCATTACGGCTGTAGAACAGATGTTTAGAATTATTCCGTCAAATAAGGATTTGTCCAATAAAGTTGCTGAATTAAATAAAAAAAATGATTATGATCCAACAGTGCAAACTTACAGTAATAATGGTTGGAACTTAACGTACAGACATATAGATCATAATCATATATATGTTGAAATGGAAAATGTAATGAAAGGTGGAGTTATAAACATTAATGGCGGTCTCGTTGTGGCTGGAATTCCGTTTAACCTTGAATTTAGTCAATCACTTCCGATTTGTATGCAAGTTGGCAATGTAGTTGTTGGATACGGAAAAATAAAAATGGAAACTAATCACGGTGCATATTTAGTTTGTACAAATTATTCGAACGATGTATCGTTAGTAGGCTTTGGAATATTAACCATCAAATCCTAATTTTACACAGAAAGGAGAGTTTTTATTATGAAAGTTACTTTTAATGATGCAACAGAGCTGATCATCCAGTCAGCAACCATCCGAGCAGATGGATCGCTGTTGATCAAAACCATCTCTGCTACAGAGGACGAACTCCGGAATACATTCCAGGACGAATTCCGGACGAAAAAGATTACTGTAACGGAAAGAGAAACGACCGTAGCAGAGTACGAAGATTACACAAACCTGAATGCACTGGTGAAATATACCGGAGGAATTCTTGGTGTTGTTCTGTATAAGGAAAAAGAATCTCCAATGGATCGTATTGATGCACTGGAAGAGCATGTGGACAATCTAACGGAAGCTAATAAAAGCCGTGAGGCTGAAAATGCAGAGCTTATCGCTACCGTGGACAGTATCCTCACAGACGTGTTACCGGCACTGCTCGGTGATGGCACAGAAGAAACTAATACAGAAAATACGGATACAAAATAAGAAAGGAAAAGAAAGGATGAATGATATGACAACATTTATTGCAAGCAGAATTATGGAAGAGGCTGACAGAAGCATTGAGGCGGGACAGAAAAAATACCGTGCATATTTTGTAAAAACGCGCTTATACAAGAGATGGAAAGACAATGTTGATACCATTTTAAAAACCGATGGTTACGATGAGGTCATCGTAGAAAATTAAGGAGCGTCGCGATGGGCAATATTATAGAATGCAAATTAGAATCGACTTACAAAGAAATATTCACCGGTCTCTGGCAGTATGATTACGGTCAGAAACTGCAAATTACTGGTGGGGACTTTCAGAAGCCGTAGAGATACAGTTTTCCTTAAATTGGTAAGAGCATTTAGAATCAGCATCGAGAACGGAGAAAACATTGAAGACATTGCAGCAGATTATCCGGCATTGACCACGGATGACTTGGAAGCAATCAAGGAAGCGCTGAATTCTAATTAGCCGGCACAACCATCGTGGAGAACGATGCAGAATGCTACATGGAAGTCTCTGCCGGTGGTGGAGACACATTAAGAGCCAAGAAGCTGGCACTGCTTCTAGGAGAATAAAAAGATTGTGAAGTAACAAAAAATGTTGTAAAATAAAAGAAATCGAAAAAAACGAAAAATCAATCAAAAAATAAATGCTTCAAAATACGATGAAAGGAGATTCACTGATGACAAAAAAAGACATGTTAGCAAAAATGGATGAAGCTGTTTGGGACACTGATCTTGATGAAAATTCTTCATATGAGGAAGTAAAAAATGAATATGAAGAAATGCTAGAAGACCGATCAGACAATTCAGATATGTTTCCTAACGGAAGAGATTACGATGCTGAAGATGAAGACGGGATTTAATCTCAACACCAGCCGCACTAAATGGCTGGTGTTTTTTATGTCTAAAATCGAGGTGAATATATGGAAATCAGAGCAAGACCGAAAGGTCTTATTTTTATACATAAAAATATAATAAGAAAGAAGTGAGGTATATGAAAATGGAACAGGCAAATTATATCAAAGCAATTTTCACGGCGGTATTCGCCTTTATATCGGCTCTCCTGGGTGTTCTGGCGGTGCCGGTAATATTATTGGTCACATGTAACCTGATAGACTACGCTACGGGTTTGATGGCGAGCAAATACAGGTCGCAGGATATTAATTCCTATAAGAGCATAAGAGGTATTTTTAAAAAAGTTTCTATGTGGCTTTTAGTGGTAGTAGGGGCAATAATTGACGAACTGTTGCTATATGCAGCCACAACGATTGGAAAGCCGGTGCCGGTTACATTCCTGATCGCATGCATTGTGGCGATGTGGCTAATCTGTAATGAAATCATTTCGATTTTGGAAAATATTCAGGATATGGGAGTAAATATTCCGGCTTTCCTGCAGCCACTGGTTAAACATATCAGATCGCAGGTGGAAGAACAGATTAATATAGATAAGAAGGAAGATAAGAATTCGGAGGACGAGTGATCGTCCTCTTTTTAAAAGG